ATGCAAACAGTAAGATTTGAAGAATTAAACATTAGTGAACCACTATTAAAAGCAGTTGTTGATATGGGATTTGAAGTTGCATCTCCTATCCAGGCAAGTGCTATTCCGGTAATTTTATCCGGTAAGGATATTGTTGGCCAGGCACAAACAGGAACTGGAAAAACAGCAGCTTTTGGCATACCTTTATTACAGTTAATTGACCCTAAAAATAAACAATTACAGGCAGTAATATTATGTCCAACCAGAGAACTTGCAATTCAGGTAGCTGAAGAGATACGTAAGTTAGGAAAATACCTTCACGGTATCAAAGTGTTACCAATCTATGGAGGACAGGAAATATCAAAACAAATACGTTCCTTAAAAGCTGGAACACAGGTTGTAATCGGAACACCAGGCCGTGTTATGGACCATATGAGAAGAAAAACAGTAAAATTTGACGATGTGAAAATGATTGTTTTGGATGAAGCAGATGAAATGCTTAACATGGGATTCCGTGAAGATATAGAAACAATCTTAAAAGATGTACCAGAAGAGAGACAGACCGTATTATTCTCTGCAACTATGCCAAAACCAATTATGGATATTGCAAGAACTTATCAGAAAAGTGCAGAGATTATTAAAGTAGTGAAAAAAGAGTTAACAGTACCTAAGATTGAACAATATTACTACGAAGTAAATGCGAAAAATAAAGAAGAAGTATTATGCAGACTTTTAGACATTTACAATCCAAAACTATCTTTAGTTTTCTGTAATACCAAAAGACAGGTTGATGAACTTGTGAGTGCATTACAGGGTAGAGGATACTTTGCAGATGGGCTGCATGGAGACTTAAAACAACAGCAAAGAGACAGGGTAATGGGCAGCTTCCGTAATGGTAAGACTGAAATACTGGTAGCTACTGATGTTGCAGCAAGAGGAATTGATGTTGATGATGTAGAAGCGGTATTTAACTATGATGTTCCACAGGATGATGAGTACTATGTACATCGTATTGGAAGAACAGGCCGCGCAGGAAGAACCGGAAGAGCATTTAACTTAGTTGTTGGAAAAGAAGTCTATAAACTAAGAGATATACAAAAATATTGTAAAACAAAAATTATTGCACAGCCAATACCATCTGTAAATGATGTGACAGCAGTTAAAGCTGAGAAAATATTAGAACGTGTAACCAATCTAATTCAATCTGAAGATTTAAGCAAAATGATTGACTTAATCGAAGAACGTGTAAACTCCGAAGATTTTACTTCCCTTGATGTAGCAGCTGCCTTTTTAAAGATGGCTATGGGTGATGATAATGAACAGCTAGTTCAAAAAGCAAGTTATGAGGATTACGGTGATACAGGTGCTGAAGAAGGTATGGTTCGACTGTTTATTAATATTGGTAAGAAACAAAATACCAGACCAGGAGATATTCTTGGAGCTATCGCTGGAGAAACCGGAATGCCCGGTAAATTAATTGGAAGTATCGATATGTATGATAAATACACCTTTGTAGAAGTACCAAGAGAATATGCTTCCGAAGTGGTTCAGGTAATGAAGGACGCAAAAATCAAGGGTAAGAGCATTAATATCGAACCTGCTAATCGTAAATAAGTTAATATATAAAAAATAAAAAAGAATCGACTTTGGGGGAGTCGATTCTTTTTTATTAGGTTAAATAACTATATACGGAGAGGTACATATATTTGGGGAGTATATATACACAGGAATAAGTACAATTATGCGAAGTAACGGTCTAATAAGCCTTTAAATGCTTTACCATGTCTCGCCTCGACACGGGTAATAATTTCATTTTTCCTTATATTATAGCACTATACAAGGTTTTGACAATACCCATAAATGGCATTTACACACCAACATACACACCACAAAAGATAGCATTGACAAGGAAGCGAATATCTGGAGTGATATTATATTGAGTTTAAAGCTGCTCTCATTTTTTCTTCTGCAAGTTCATTATCTGCAAGATAATACTGTTCAGTGATTGCCATACTTTTATGACCCATATACTTCATAAGTGCTGATTTAGGTACATTCATAGATGCTAAATGTGACGCACAGGTATGACGCAAAGTATGGAATTTGAAATCTATATTTTCTTTTTTTATTTTAGTAGTCCAATATTTTATTGAGTTTATAGTGATTAACTCTCCATTTTCCTTACGTTGGATAAAAGCACCGCCTATAATTTCCTTTTCTTCACTATATAACCTATTTAATACACGTTCAGTTGCCTTATACCCTTTTCCTTTTAACTTCTTTGTTTTGTCTTGTTCTTCCTTGTACTGTTTAAGATAAGTGAAAAGTTTATCTGGTATGTATAAGGTACGATTTCCTGCATCTGTTTTAGGTGGTACTAAGCAAAAACAAAAGTCTTGGTACTGTAATTGTTTTGTAATTTTTATGGTTTGTTTATCCCAGTTTACATCGGACCACATTAAACCCATACATTCTGAGATTCGTAAACCTAAATGCAGACCTATCATATAGCAGATATAGATATTACTATCTTTTAAAATTTCATCCAATTTTCTTAATTCTTCTTTAGAAAATATAACTACATTTTTATCATCTTCTTTATCTTCGTATGTCATTTCAGGCATATGAAGTTTTGTCTGCCTATTAACAAAATTTTTATTATATAAATCCCCAGTAATCCAATTATAATCATATGCAAGACCATAAATTAAGAAAAAAAACTTAATAAAACCTACAACATACCCATAACTATAACTACACTTATAGTTGTTATATTCGTCACCTTTATCATATAGTTGTTGTAGGTACTTACGCATATCACCAGCCGATACCTCAACTAACTTTTTATCTCCAAAATATGGTTTGATATGATTTTTCCATAAACTGTCGTGTTTTTTATTAGTAGAAAGTCTACGCTTTTGAGCTATATCTTCAAGATATTTATTATAAACATCCTCAAAAGTCTTATCATAAATAGGCTCTTGGACTTGTTCTGGCTCAGGTTTTATATCTTTCAGTTCGTGAAGTGCAATTCTTCTTGCAGAAACCGCTTCTGTTTGCAGGCTAAACTCACATTTAGTTCTGTCTCTTTTTTCCCCAGTAGCATCTTTGATTTTAATACGGTAACCAAACTTTTTCTTTTTATCATCATAAAAGATACCTTCTGGTAGCTCTTTTCCTTTATATTCTCTTGTTCTCAATTTATCACACACCTTTTATGTATTTTACACACATTATATCGTTATAAGTGGTGTGTTTACAATAAAAAGTTATATAACCCGACTATATTTGGTTTCCCCACACGTCCCACTTAGCACTATGTTTAGTCCTAGCAAACATCTCTATGTATCTACAGTTAGGAAACATACTTTCAATCAATCCATAGTAATAATCAGGCTTTTTGCTGTGAACTGTCCTAACTTCTCTGAATACAGATGATACCCTAGCTTCTGGTTGTGGGGGAGAAAACTCACCTTTTACACCTACGAGTAAAAGTTCGTGTTGACCTCTAAACCAATACCCGGTGCCAAATTTCTGCTTATCCCATACAGCACATGTTCTATATATAAAACCCCAATGTTCCATTAATTCGATAGCCTTTTTTAAAAGTGGTGCGGTTGCCCAGAGCAGTAAAACTGCATTATCATCGGCTGGTATCATTATATCTTTTAACTCGTCTATAGTCATTGTAGGATACTTTGCTTCTATACTTCTACTTGAAGTCTCAGAAAACTCGTACTTCCAAGGTGGGTCTGCATAAATTATATCGTATGACCCTGTTAGAGTTTTTGGTTCGTGTGTAAGTATATTACTTTTTATTTCTTGCAGTTTTATATCTTTTAATGCCTTTTCTAAACTTATATCTTTACCTATAATAAGTTCAATAGCTTTTTCTTGCATCTCCGGTTCAAGTCTTGCCAATTTAAGTGCAGTTGTTTTGCTTAAATCACTTTGTCTTATGATACCCTTTACACTTGGTGCTAGGTCTTTTGCAATCTGAATTTCTTGTTGAATCGTCCTTGCAGAAACATTTATTTTATCAGCAATTTCATCAGCAAAAGACTTGGTTTCTAAAGACGAAATTATTTCGTTTTTAGAAGTCTGCCCGTTTCGCATACCGTGTTTTGATTGGGGATGCAACTCTTCATATATAGCTTTTCTTCTAAGTAGCTGCTCACCGCGCTCTGTGTAATGCAATTCATTCCTAATTAAATTTTCATCTATTTCTATAAGTTCTTGTTGTAGTTCCGTTAATTCTACAACATTTGATTCTATTTCATTCAAGCCAAGTTGCTTATATGCCAGTAGTCTATGCGCACCAGCTATTAAATCATTATTTGTTGAAATAGTAATTGGATTTATTAATCCTACCGTTTTGATAGAGTCAGCTAATTCTAGTATTTTTGCTTCATCCACTTCCCGTCTATTATTACTTACCTTTATTTTAGCTATTGAAATTAACATATGTATCACCTCAAAATATCAATTTAAACCATAACTTACTATTCTCGTTCAGTATACCCGATAGATAGTTATTATGTCAAACTAGAGTATACCCAATCTTTACTCCTTAGTATATGTAAAAATCATATTGGTTTTACAGCCATTTTTACAATTTGTAACGGAAGTCCTTGACGTCATTTTACATTGGAGTTACAATTAAGTAAAGACATTGACAGAGAGGAAGTAATCAATTATGAGAGTAGCTTATGTACGTGTAAGTTCTGTGGACCAAAATGAGCAACGCCAAATAGAAGCTTTAAAAGAATATAGTATTGATAAGTGGTTCATAGAAAAGGTTAGTGCTAAAGACACTAACAGACCTAAACTCCAAGAAATGCTTAACTATGTTCGTGGTGGTAGTGAGGATGCTAATATTGAACCAGATACAATATACATTTTAAGTTTCGATAGATTGGCTAGAAGTACTAAGGACTTACTTAGTATAGTAGAACTTCTCGACAAAAAATCTGTCAGATTAGTAAGTCTTAAGGAAAGCATTGATACTTCTACGCCTATGGGAAAATTTTTTATTGTTGTCATAAGTGCCATTTCAGAACTGGAGAGGTCTACTTTGCTCGAACGTCAAAGAGAGGGAATAAAAATTGCAAAAGAGGCTGGTAAATATAAAGGTTCCAATACAAAGTCAATTAAAGATTTTCCTACCCACTATACTCGGTATATGACACGCGAGGTTAGCAAGTTACAACTTGCCAAACAGCTTAAAATAAGTAGACCTACACTTGATAGGATGATAAAGGAATACGAAGAAAAGAACATACATTCTACAAAAAGTAATTGCTAAAAACTAAAAAATCAAGTATTATTATATAGTTGCGGAGGAGATATTAATATGAAAAAAACAGTATGCGAACTGTTTGCGGGCGTAGGCGGGTTTCACCGTGGATTAACACAAGCAGATTCAAACTTTAAGATAATTTGGGCAAATCAGTGGGAGCCGGGTAAAAAGGTTCAGCACGCTTTTGATTGTTATAAAAGTCATTTTGGAGAAACTACAGAATGTGTTAATGAGGACATAGGTATTGCAAAACACAGCATACCCTCACATTCGCTGTTAGTTGGGGGATTTCCGTGTCAGGATTATTCGGTTGCAAGTACAAGCGCAAAAGGAATCGAGGGTAAAAAAGGTGTACTATGGTGGGAAATCAGAGATATATTGGAAGCAAAAAGACCTCCTTTTGTTCTATTAGAAAATGTAGATAGGTTAGTTAAATCACCCTCGACACAAAGAGGACGTGACTTCGGTGTAATGTTACATACACTCAATGCACTAGGTTATTCGGTTGAGTGGAGAATCATTAACGCAGCCGATTACGGTTTTGCTCAAAGACGAAGAAGAATTTTTATATATGCTTATCATAATAGCACTATGTATTATAATAAGATGACTAAAAAAATAGCTCAAGATATTATTGCAACAGAAGGTGTATTTGCCAAAGCATTTCCTATAGAAGTTGAATTTGCATCTACTCAAAGTGCATTCACTACTGATAATTTGGTTGAGATATCCAACAATTTCAAATATACATTTGAGGTAGCTGGCTTTATGCAGAATGGAGTTATTACTACTGCAAAAACAACACCTATATATCAAACTGCAAAAACACTTGCAGAAATTATGGAACACAATATAGATGCTCACTACTTTTTAGGTGTAGACCGAACAAAATGGGAATATCTTAAAGGTTCAAAACAGCTACAAAGAACCTCAAAAACTGGTTATGAGTACACTTTTGCTGAGGGTAGTATTGCTTTCCCTGACCCTACGGACCGTCCTGCTCGTACAATGTTAACAAGTGAATCTAGTGTGAATCGTTCTACCCACGTTGTCGAAGACCTCAATACCCACGAATACAGGCTTTTAACACCTATTGAATGTGAAAGGTTAAACGGGTTTGCTGATGATTGGACTAATACAGGGATGCCTGAGAAGATGCGTTACTTTTGTATGGGAAATGCGCTTGTAGTTGGAATCATTGAGAAATTAGGGAAAGAAATTTCAAAGATAATAGATAAAGAGTAGGCGCAAGCCTACTCTTATTTACTGATTAAAAAATTCCGGAAACATTAGATTCTGGTCTGGCCTAGCATTAAACACATTCATTTGTGGTAAGGCATTCCCACCCAAAGGGTCATATTGATTAATTACAGGTATAGTGCTAACCTGATTTACATAGGTTTGAATAATTTGGCTATGCTGCGGTCTATCTGCAAGTTTATCACCCTTTAACACATCAAGGTTTGTAGTAATTGCTTTTACATCCCAAGGTACAACTCGTCCGTTTTCATCTTCATCAAATAACCCAATTACCAAAGTTGGTACGGTTATTGACAATTTTGCGCTTGGGATTTCTCTCAATGTTTTTTCAAAATTTGATACACCTGAGTCAATTCTAACTGAAAGATGCTGTGATGGAACTATCAGTACACATATGTCAGTAAGTCCATAGGAAAAAGATAACTGAAACTTGAAATAATTACGGTATGAGGAAGCAACATTTCCAAATTCAACTTCAATTTGAATAGTTGCAGTTATTTCACCCGTTGTTGCGTCACAGAATGTTTTTCTGAAATCTGAACGTAGTGCATCTTCATTGTCATTAGGTGTTGCCAAAGGTTCTGCTTCCCAACCTAATGAAACAAACCTATGTTTAAAAAACGAATTCATTACTTGCTGAACTATATCTTTGCCCGCTTGGGTTCGTGATTTACCCTCGTAAAGTGGTAATGGACATTCTGTACAAACTCTCATAAGCTCGCTAAAAATCATTGAGTATTTAGGATGCTGTAGTATCTCAGCAGCAAATCTATATGAAAAATACTTTACTATCATAATTTAACCCCCTTTTCGCTTCCAGTATACACCAAGACAGGAGTTGGACACAATACCTTTTACACAAATATGTAAATACGTTGATTTTTCAACATTAATATGTAATGGAAAAAGCCTTGGAGAACCAAGGCTTTTATTTAAAATTATTAAATTTTTTATTCTTATTAAGAGATAAAATACATTTAACCTAATCTCTACCAAGTAATGTATATTAAGTCTTAATTAAATCAATCTATTTCTTCCACTATTATGGGGTTCTGTTTCTGCCACTCTTTTTCAAGCTTACGTAAGTCTTTTTCAAGGATGGTTCGTTCACTTTCTAACTTATAAAGGTCATACTTAAAACCCTCTATATCTTTTACCCTGTAGTGATACAAAAAATCCTCGTCTGATAGCATAGAATCAAGCTGGTATATCTGTAGTACTAGTTCTCGTATATGTTTCTTAGTTTTATAAATTTCTATTTCCAAGTCAGTTTCCTTTGCACCCCATAACCTAGCATCTGTTTTTACCATAATTATAACACCCCTCTCTACTACATACTAAAATCAACTTACCAATTTTATAATAACTGCAGATGTTTTTATAGTATGTCTTCGCTGAATTATACAAATAGCTTATAAAAAGCTAACATATGTACAAACTTATATTATATGTCTCAGCTTTTGTATAACTACTGTGTAGAGATTTATAATCACTGTAGTAGCTATTTTAATAAACATTGTCAAAGGTTAATTTATCAATTATGTTATTAAAAGTGGTAGTTAGCAGTATATTTTTTCTCTTCGTTTTATTTTTTATCAGAAAATGATAATTTCAGGGTGGTATTTGCCAAAAAAGTATATGGATAGAAAAAATGAGCTTAAAAAGTGCCACTTTTTCTTAGGATTCTAATAAATTAAAAATAGGTCTGATTATGTAAGTTATGACTTGTTATATTAAAAAGTATAGGAAGATAGGTAGTAGTGGATGCGCGGGTTGCATAATATCCTATATATTATGCAACTTATAGGCAACTACGTTAAAAAGTACCCATATAGGCATAAAGATAAGGTAGGCTATCACAGCCTACCTTATTAATTATGACCCGGATTTATAAGCGTACTCTACTTTTGCAACTTCATCAGCTGCTATAGTTAGTGGTGTATCATATATTTTAAATGAAATCATATTACCAAAAAACTTACTCCACTTTGTACCATATGAGCCAAAAGAACTTATTGTATTTGTTGTCTGACCTGTGATGTTTTGAATCAAATTATCTAACGTATTATAATCAAACATCCATATTTCGTTATTGATAGTATATGCTGATGGTGTAGAAACTCTTGGAAGTATATCTACTACTGTATTAGCAGTAAAAAGGTTTGACACCACAAATGCACGCTTATACTCACGTGTGCTGTTATAGTCAAAAGATATAAGGAAATTCCCTGTGTCACCATAGTTACTGATTCTCCAATATAAAAAGCTTCTGTAACTGCTTGCTGTCAATGGATTATAAAAAGCATCGGTGTTAGGAATACCCAACATCTCACTTATCGTTTTGTTCTGTGCGCTTACATTAGCATATGATGAGGTATCATAAGCATAACAAGTAGTAGTAGAACCCGGTACATATAAGTATCCATTATATGCAAACATCCAATATCTGTATGGATATATGTTTGTGTTAGAGTGTGTTTTTGCTACAGTATCATATACCCATACATAACCTTGATAGATATAAAAGACTTTTGTCCCTATAATCACTTGTGGTGTATCTGCCATACTAAGTTTAAAGTCATAAGCAGCATCTGTAGCTGTTAGTTCTGTTTTCACATTTGAAACTAAGTCCCACTTAATTCTTGCTCTACCATCTGTTGTTGTTCCACCAAGCAGAATTTCATTTGCACTAGTAATACCAGAAATTCCGGGTCTTGCATAGTATCCTGATGGGTTTGGGTCACCTGCATTAACATCGTTATTTTCCAAACCTCTAAAGATACTAAGACCAGCATAAGCATAACTGCTTGTGTTTACTACGTTTACACCTACCGCTATACAATTGAAAGTACCCGTAGCCTTACCAACTGCCCATTCCCAAGCTACGCTAGATGATTTTGGGTTTAGTATCGTGTCTGTTGCTCTACTAGATAAAACACCTTGCTTTGCTTGTGTGCTACTACGGTCAAGGCTCGCCCAACCTACAATCTTAGTAGAATCAATAGCAAAAGTACCCGGTGTGTATATTGGAAGAATCCGGCTATCTGCTGATAATGATGCTTTATCAGATTCTGTGAGATTTAAGAGATAAACACACAAATTATTGTCGTCATCACCCGTACTGATAGTAGTTGCATTGTTCATTCTGAAAAGCGGAGAATTAACAAAGTCAACAGCTTCCTCTATACCTCGCATTAATGCAAAGATATTGGCACCACTTGTAGCATCAAAGTACACGTCACCCAACTCTGTTACTATATTTGGTACATTAAGCTCTTTTGTTACTGTACCATCTTCTTTCATTGTTATAAAGTGTATAAAACCTTTTTTCTTGATATTTTCTGCCATATCTATAACCCCCTTATTTATGTGTTGTAAACAGTACGTCATCACTTATACTGTGAATATCTGCGTCTTCTTCTAAAGTTGCATTATTTAACTCTATCTCTATCAAATCTAACAGTTTCAAAAATTCTGCTATTTTTTCATTAATAGGTGTATGTGGTGTAGGATTAGGATTGTAATGAATAAAGTCTACGATGTCTTGTAAACTAACTGTTTCAAGGACTTCATGCAATTTTTGTATATATGTATTTAATACTGCAGTATCCCCAACTACCCACGTATCTGTAACTAAAACGTCTACAGGCTCGTGACCACCACTACTTATAGTATTAAACCATACTTCATCGTATATAATCCAGTTATCATATAGCTTACGTTTGGTATCAAGTGGTGGAAGAGCATTAACTTCCTCACGTTTTATCTCTGTTTGCAATATAAACAACGCACCTACCTTGATGAAAACATAATAAAAACCCTCATCCTCAGTATTATCAGGTTCTACTACTATTTCGTAAGTTATTGAACCTGTTTCAAGGCTCGGAAGTGATAGCAATACATTTCCACTGTATTTTTTAGTGCCTTGTTCTAGTGATACTTTTTGAGTACCTATCCGTGTACCATTAAGATATACATTGACATATGCTGAAATGCCACCACTTGGTGTGATACCTGCTGGAACTCCAACAGTTGCATCAAAGCTAAAGTCTACACTTGAACTACCTGAACCTATCGTTGTTGTTCCCTCAACTGCTGTAATCTCGGATGCAATAGGTGCGGCCTGCTTGGATTCAAGCAGCACTTTACCACTTGTGAGAGTGATTGGTGTTATGTAATAAAGTTCCTCAGTTATCAATGTGAACAGTTCTGAACCAATGCCTGTTCCCGGACTACCCTGTAAACTTAAAGGTATCTCTGCTGTTGATTCTGGTACATCTGCTTTGACTAGAAAGCGCAGGTTGCAGATAGCACAATCCACTTTATCTGCAACTGTTTTCATACCTTGCGCTCGTATTGTTCCTACTGTTGAAGTATCTGAAATTAAAGTTCCGGTCCATGCAGACGATTGAGTTATACTGACAAAATCTAACTTTGTACTATCATATGATAGTGAAAGTTGAAAACCTGCAACACCACGATTATCTACACGATTATTTTCTATATAGACTGGTATATCTACATAAGAACCTCTGACACCTTGTAATTCACCTACTGCAAGAGTAAGATATGGCTTTGTAGTTCTTGTTGGTTTTCTACTTTGTGTCATTTTAACCAATACTTGATTATGATTGTTAACTATCTTACGTCTACCATCTTGAAGTCCTAAGATAAAAGAAACTTTTTGCTTATTAGTTAAGCTTACTTTCACACCTTGCTTACCATAGTTAATTATAGTGGTAGGTGATTCCAAGATTCTCTTATAGCTAGTTACTCCCATAGAGTAGCCTAACCAGTAGTATTTCCAATCAATTTCTGTTATTGTTGACATCTTTTATATCACCCTCTCCTCTACAAATATTTATATAACTGTAGTACAATGTGTCCAAGTTTTAAAAAAGTCCCTTACTTATATTTTATATATGCCCACTTATACATTTCCTGCTTCATAAGAAACATTGGTAATATAATTAGAATCCTGTATATACCCAGTTATGTCGTCAGTTTCACTAAAAATATACTCGAATTTATGTTCGTTTTCACCAGAATATTTTAATTGTACTCCATTATCTCGAAACTTAATGTATTCGCAATGTTGGTCTGCCAAACCCTTAATATGTACACCGTCGGAATCCATAATAATACCAATAGTTCCTGTACCATCTTCTTTCACATACGTATGATAAAACCCATTAGAATTCTTATATGTAAAACCTTTACCCAAACGTGTGCCTGCAGAAGAGCCAGCACCATAGACTATTGACGGTATAATTGTGCCATCGTCTGCCTCAGCAAATTTAATTTCTAAGTCTTTTACCAAAGTAATTGGTTTATATACCAATAACTTAAAAGCATCTCTATTAGAATCACTTATATCAGGATATTTGGTACGTGGGTCAACAGTTGTTATGTACTTATAAGCATCCTCTCCCTCAATTACTGCGTACCAGTAGTATGTGGTGCTTTCTGTTCCCGCAGTTGTAGTTGTTATTGAAAATTGCTCTGTTTCAGTACCTAAAGTTGCACGATAAAAGGATTGAGTATAATTCTCAATTTTCAAGTAATTCACAACATCACCCGGATTTGCATTACGAGTTGTCATTGACATTACAGAGGTCTGTAAAAGTTGAGTAAAAAGAGAATCCGTGAAAGAACTGGTAGCTTGTATAACGTCAGCCGCTATTGTTTCTTCTTTTAATACTTTAGCAATTGTTGTTATCTGCACATCATCACTCTCATAAATCGCCATTGAATTGATTGTGAGAGTATCAGCAGTGCTATTATTTGTAATTGTTAGTATTATTTCTGCAATATCATTTCCTTGCAATTCAAGTATTGCTATATTAGTGAAAACTCCATCCACATCCTCAGTATCACGATTAAATAAAATCATAAAATTTTCATTCTTTAAGAATTCACTCTTATATGATATTTTGCAGTTTATTGAGGACTTCGCCTGAAACTGATACAAAGTAGCACCATTTTTTACTACGGTCTGCTGAAAGTTTAAGTATTTTGCAGCTGTCTTTATATCAGCTATTGTGATAGAAGTGGATTGCATAGGTGCAATCGCTATAACTGTTGTGTCTTTCCAAAGTGGACTAGTCTTATAAGTTAATTCTGCCATACTATGCAACCTCCTCTACATATTTAATTCCTAAATTATAGTAAGAATATCCTTGACCATCATACTCTATATCTATGGAGTGAATATACCCAGTATAATCAAGGTCTGCTTCGGTATCTTGAATCCTTACTATATCACCTAAATCAACAGTAAAATCTATAACTGTTACATCTGCTGTTATATACGGCAAAGGCAATGAAGCACGGGCATAAAGTTTATTTGCAAGTGATTCTGCATATGCTTTTGATTGTACAAGAATGCTTGAAACTTCTAAGGTCTGTACAGTTTTTTCGGATTCTACTGTTTTAATTATGTAGGATTCAGCTGTTTCAATTACTTTACCATAAACAGCTATACTTACTATTTCATCAACTGTGGTATCATTCTTTAAAGCTAATGTTATCGTTGAAGAAGTAGCTGAAACAGAAGATACTACGACATCTGCTGACGAAGTTACTTTAAGGCTATCTAATTCATATAAATTACCCGTTTCTAAGGCATAATTTTCAATTGTTGTTATCCCCGGCTTTGCTGTGATACTTGCTAGTTTTAAAACTTCTTTTACTTCGGACTGTTTTGTAGCAACGTAACCAACTTTCAAGCAATTATATGAAGAAAGTATACTTGCACCAAATTCACTATTTTCAAGGCAATTAATCTTTGATTCACGATTAAATAAGGTAGTTGCTATACCTGTAATTTCTTTTGGTTTTACTTGCAGAATACCCGCCTTATCTACATAAATATAAGCGTCTACAGCCTTACAAATGTTATTTAGTTGCTCTGCCAGTTTATACCCTGTTATTAAGGAATAACTCAATATTATATCTGCTAATGACGTATCTATGACGTATTCATCTGCAGTAAGACCAAAGGCAGTAAACAGTAAAGTTACGTATGCTGACAGCGTTATATCGCTGTCTACTGTAAAAGTTGATGTTATTTCACTATTCAAGATATAGTGCAGTCTGTCTACAACGCGCAGACTGCAACTCTGTGTCTTACTGCTTGTGGGTGCTTTAAAGTCAACTAAGAACCCTGTAAAAAGAAGAGTAGTAGTTGTATCAGTTATATTGTAAATCTTCACAGATTGCCCATTTTTCAACTTACTATACTTTGCTGTTGCTGAAGTCGTATTGAAGTCATTGAAAAGATTGGACATCTGTATATTGACTTCTCCGCATTCTATATCTGACACAAGTGCTTTTATATCTGAATCCATTTTACGTGCTATACTTACACCTTCTATAAGATTATTAGTTTCCAAGAAAGTGTAAGAGGTTGTATCATCAACCTTTACAATTATCTTTAATTGGCTCATAGTACAACCCCTTTCTTAATTCTCTATCAATTCCAACGAAAAGTTACTCCAACAACCCATAGCATCTGCTTCTTTGGTACGGTCTTTGTCATAGACTGCATAACAGTTTATAGATACCAAATTTGCTGTGTCTTTATCTCTAAAAGTCACATTAACATCAAGGCTATTTTGGTCTATGAAATCTGTTATCTGCTTATAAACAGCGTCACTTATATATGCCGCACCAAGCACCAATTTCCATTTTTTTGCTATAAGACGTAAATTATTCTTACCTGTCAGTTCATTTCTTCCGCCTTTTGTTATATCAAAACGTGAGGGTTTATAGGCGTCGAACTCTTTGAACTCAACGCCATTGATTGTCACATAAGGTAAAACTGTATTAATAGCCATATGATAATCCCCCTTTATTACCTTTTTTCTTAGCTTGTGCAGTTGCAATATTATTAAGTAGTCGGTTCATGGAACGTTCATCACCATAAGCATTTTCAATTTGGTATGTATCTCCACCACCTATACCTGCATCCACCATTCCCTTTACTATCTCTTGTGCTAAAATTCGTGTGTAATTTGAGTTTTGTAAAGGTACTATAGCTTCTGCTCCACGTTCTCCAGCAATATAACTACCAAAGTTTGTTTCCTTGGTTACGATACCACCATCAGCAAGTTTTGGTATTTTTATTTTCGGTATTTCAGCGATATTAAAACTTACACCACCAACTCCCGGTATACCCTCTGGTATCTTAATTTTATTAACTCCCTTAATGAATCCATTTATTGAACCAATGATTGCATTAAGTGGCATTGTTAATATACTTGCAAGAGTGTTCACAAAACCTGCCAATATCTCTTTTAATCCAGATACAAGTCGTTTGGTATCTCCAGTCAGTGCACCAATAATAACGTCCAAAACTCCGTTTATAATATCTGCCAATCCACTGAAAACATCAACTATACTACTTACTGCCGAACTAAATAATCCCCAAATCATACTTGTAATTACTGTAATCGCAGGAATCAATTTCTTTTCAAATTTTTCAATGAATGGAACTATAAATTGCTTATAAATTATGGCTACCAGCTCAATTAATCTACCAGCTATGCCACAAACTTTATCAACAAAGGGTCCTAGATTCTCATCCCATAGAGTTTTAAAACTTTTTTGTATATCAATTACTGTAGGTAGTAGGTATGTATTCCACAAATCTACCATAGTTCCAAAAGCACTTGACGCGCCGTCAGCAAATTGTGAAAAGGCAGGTTTGATATAATCTGTATAGGCTTTATTTATACTACTAAACACACCTATAACAAGAGTTTTTACATTACTCATTTCCAACCCTATAACAGTAGAAATATTTGAAAAGAATAATGTTAAACCACCTGTATTATCAGAAATTATTTGGTCTATCGTTGCTGTTATGTCACTATAGAGTTGTGAAAAAAGTTGCATTGCCCCAGTTATAAAACCCTCTACTGTTGTTAAAGCATCACCGATTGCTTGTTTTGTACTATCTAATTTGAAAAAATCACTTAGTAATCCACCAAAGTTAGTCATTATAGAAGCTGAGTTATTAAAACCCTCACTAAACTCGTCAAAGATACTTGTCCAAGACTTCGCAATTCTATTTTTACCCTCTGACAACCATATTTCTATGCCACCAACAAAGGCATCTACAATAGCTACACCAACTCTTAGTAGCTCTTTACCCTCTACAAACATTGCATTTATGTAACTTGAAAAGAAGTTTTTTGCTGATGGTTTAGTCTTTTCAAATATTGTTTTCAGTGAATTTGCAATAGAAGAGAAGTTTTCTTTAAAATCAGTACCTTTGAAAATATCTTTCACAAAGCCTTTCAGATACTTTTTCAAACCTTTAAATTTTTCAGTAATCTTATCTACTGCAGTACTTGTTTCTGATACACTTGAATCATCAACAAGAGAATCTACACTAGCAGTATTTGAAGTACCTGAACCACTTGAACTAGATGAACTACCCAACTGCACAGTATTATCAAAGGACGCTAAAGATTCACTTGCTTTTTTTGCTGCAGTACCAGCTGCTTTGTAACTATCTGCAAGACCGTCTACGCTATCTGACGCTGTATCTGTACTTGCTGCTAAAGCGTTTGCTTGCGCCTGTGCCTTAGCTGTACTCATAGTATCTGTTTTTTTACCTGTTATAAGTGTTACAAAAGAAGCGAATCTATCGGCTACTACCTGTAATGTATCCATAAAATTAACCAACATTTTAAGGGCTGGTTCCAACACAGATATAAAAGCCCCACCAAGAGTACCCTTTAAAGCATTAAATTTCTCTGTAAGGATTCTTGTTTGATTAGCCCAAGTATCTTGCGTACGTAAAAAGTCACCTTGAGCATCGGCTGTTACTGACATCAAGTAGTTATATCTAAGCATTGTCTTTTCAGCATTGTTCATTGTCTTATAGCTTTTTGTTATACCTTGTGTGAGAGCATAAGATTGAAGATTTGCTACTGTCATACTAATACCAAGTTCTTTTAAAGGTGCTGTCATACCTGACATACCAGAACGTATCTTAGCAAATGCATCATCAGAAGATATATTATAAAAGGACGCCATATCGGCAGCTAACCCAGTAATTTTCTCTGACATATCTGTAACTTGTCCAAGACTTGCAATACCCGAACTTTTCAACATAGCGCCCATTGTGGAAGCATAACGTTTCGCTGATAACTGTGATATACCAAACTTTTCAATCGAAGTCTTTGCAAACTCATCAATCCTACTTGAGAACTGCCTAAATGTAACATCTACTACGTTCTGCACTTCCGTTAAATTACTACTTAACTCAATACAGGACTTTGTAAAATTAGATATAGCTGAAACTGAAAAGGCCGCAACTGCCGCACCAGCAATCTTTGAAAAAGCACCAGTAAAACTATTACTTATAGTGATAGCGTGACTATTAAGACCACTAATGGACTTATTTACTCGATTTAGGCTAGATTGATTTAACGCATAATTTACATAAATACTTACATTTCCTGCTGAATCCATATTTTTACCTCCTCTCTAAACGTAAATAGGGACGTGATACTTTGATACCACGCCCCCTCCTTAACTCTCAATTAACTCAATATTTAGCTGTTAGCTTTACAGTATGCTGACCATTCAGCCAAACTTTCCTCACGTGTTTGAGGTTTCTTAGGTTCGGTTTCCTCATACTGATAAGGTTTTCTAGGAAATTCCTTGGGATTGTTAAAGGCTATACCCACAAGTCGTGCTGTCTCCCAAGCCAAAGCCATATTATTGTTAAACTGCTCTATTTTTTCTTGCCTCTTAAACTCAACAAGTTTTCTGTAGCACTTTTGGGTTAAATCCCAGTAGTTAAAGATACCCAAGCTGTAAGCATAAGGCTCTTCATCTTCCAACTGTTCTATAATGTTGGTAGGTGCTACTGGTTCAGGTTCTCCTGTAGAGTTGTTAACATTGCTCTCAGTTCCTTCTTGTAAAACCCCGATGCTATAAGACCCTCAACAACATCCATCTGTACGTCAAGATAGTCTCTATCAGCGTCTAACTCAGATTGAATTAATTTATCAGCCTTGTCCTCTGTGGTATGTGCACCTACTCTCACAAATTCATTGAAAATATCAGCATCTGAAAAAACGTACTGTACCATCTGAACCAATGAATCTATCTTATATGTTTGCTTTACTTTTCTAGCCAAAACCTTAATATCTAAATTTGTATACTTTAAATCCAACATAATAAAATCTCCCCTCTTATATCAATTAAGCTGTTGGTTCTGTAAAAGCTGATAACTTGCTGTTTACTTTACCTGTAATGGTTGCTGTTGCATTTGTACCCGGTGCTATAGAACCATCTATTAAAGGCACGTTTGTAAGTAAAACTGAGAATTTCTGATTTAACGCCGTATTAGCATCACTAACCTGAAAACCAAAGCAAACTTCTTGCTCTGCGTCATAGTAACCTCTTAGAATTACAAGTGCTGCTAGGCTGTCAGTATCAAGGTCAATCTTCATTGTAAATTCGCCCATATCTTCATAACCTAAACCGTATTTCTTAACGTGTTCAGCATTGAAGTAGGTTCTCTCAACTGTGTCCTTTGTCCCGGATGGTAAACTATACTCAGCCACCTTTGGTATAACTGCTGATTTAGTAAAAGTCGCTGTACTAACATCATCATCCTGTACATAATAAGCTGTAAAATCTCTTAAAATCATAATTTATTCACGCTCTCTTTCTTTATAAATTAGTGGAAAATCCATTGAAATTATGTAGTTTCCGTCTTTATTTTTATATGGAGCTGATATTGTAAATTCATCAACATATAATATCTCGTAGTTATCAAAGGTCTTACCCTCATTGGCTTTTAACAATTTGAAAAAGCCTTTAAGCATTGTGATAATACCTACATAGGCATTACTTTTTGCTTTTTTCCTTACAAAAAGCTGTATATTTGAAGTTGTTAGACCATCAAAACCTTTGAAGTTTGTTATCTTACCTCTTATAGTAGTTTCCTCAATAAAAAGGCAATCACCCTCAAAAGGAAATTCTAAAAAAGTTATTGTTATTTGGTCTTGTGGTAATATGGAATCTATAACCTCAATTATGTTATTTAACATTGATACCACCTCCAGCATATCTTTGAGCTGCACCAGTCAGAAAATGTGTTTTACCACCGTGTCCGGTCCTACTCAACCAAGCTTGTGGCATCTTATCTACATATTGCGCGTAGTCAGCAGAATACCCAATTTCATAACCATTTCCAATTTCTTTAATATAACCACTTTCTTTAAGTTTCCCAGACTTTACAGGGCAAGCATTTTGGCTATCTTGAAAAAGATGCTCGGCTGTTTCTTGAACGGCACTTTTACCATACTTCTTAGCCAATTCTTGCATCTTCGCTTTACTTAAATTATTTTGAACTGTGAATTTCATCATTTTAAAACCACCGCCTTATAACCTTGTATTGTATCTGCGAAGTCGGTTAAGGTCTTTACTGCAACTTCCTTACCGTCTAACATATCACCTGTCTTTACTACGTCTGTGTGTAGTAGATAGGATATAATTAAGGCTTTTTCATACCCCGTTGGTGTCTTTATGTAATCCAACTTCTCTGAACGACAGCAATCTAGTGATAGCGGGGCACCGTAAGGTGCCTCAGGGTACTTTGATTGTGTAGATAGCTTTTGTGTCCATATACACGTATGTAGTAAAACACCAATCATAATAAACACCCCCACTACTTACTTACTTGTTCATATATCTTTTCCACAGTTTTACCCACAGAGCCAATTTCAGCTTTTAGTTCATTTGCCAACATTTTGTTTGTCTCAGATAGTTCACTGTTGATTTTTGTACTATTACTTATCGCCTCAGAAGATTTATTTAATGCATCGGCAAGGTCTTTTATATAGTCACAGGCTTTATCTTCTCTTGCTTTTGCCTCGTCTTTATAACGCTTATCAGTCTTATATATATACCAACCACAAACCAATGCTACAAACATAGGAAATCCTATAGTTTGTATGAGTTGTACTGCTGTTGTCATATCCATTGTTGCCACCCCCAAAATTGTCTTTTTATAAGCATCCTTGAATCATACAAAACCCAAGGTATCTTTCGTAATTGTCACTAACCTCAACTAATTCATTCAACCCTACATAACTCTCTGATTGACCATCTAAATTCATACTCTTGACACCTTGCTCAATTTGCTTCTTTCTGCTATTTTCTTCAAATTTAACTTTATCGAATATTATGTAAGCCAAAGCTTTTTGTACCCTTGTATCTGTCTTTTCAATAATTCTTCCACCTAATTTACGTGGAAAAGCATGTACTTGGTAATCCTCTACAGAGTCACCGCGGTAACGTATTGAATTAAAATCGTCTATAAAGTCCTCAGCTTGCCCTACAAAGCTCATTTTGTCTTCATCTGGCAAGTTAGTATACCCTGCATCTGAAAGCTGCTTAGAAGCGAAGACAGCAGTCATAAGAGTATTAAGTTGTCCTATATTCTCTATGTAGTACATATCAACACCTCACAATTTATATAATAGGGGAGGGCTCCGAAGAGCCTCCCGCATTATTGTTATTAAGCACCAGCTTGTACCAATACAGAAGCCTTTACAATAGCTTTACGGTTCTTAGGAATAAAGCAAGTTGCAAAGTCTACATAACCTGTTTCAATAGGTGTTCCATTTGCAACAGGCTTTGTAACCTTTACAAACGCACTTGCATCAGCAGGGGATGCACAGAATACACCATTGTTCTCGTCTATTCTTACTAAGTAAATATCTTCTGTTACATCACCAGAAACGCCATCTGTCTTTCTTAAACCAACTGCGTTGTCAATAGGAAGGATTGGTAAGCCCATGTATGTGTTATAGTTCAATGTTCCAATTGCCAACTTCTGAGTGTTTTTATTAGCTACAGCTTCAGCAGCAACTAACTTTGATTCCATTAACTTAGAGCAGATTATTGCGTTTGCATCTACATTTAATGAACCTGCAATCTGTGTAAATTGTGAGTATAACTCAATAGCTTTAGCTTCAGTAATAGCTCCATCCAATTCTAAGGTTATATCTGTAACTAAAGAATTATCAGTACAGAATTTGTCCATACCCAAGAACTCACCATTTGCTCCAGTACCTTTAACTAGCTGTCTAGCAAACTCTTTTACTGCTGCAGCCATCTTTTGTCTGGCTTCATTCTCTGCATTAATTTTCTTTATAATTTCTTCCATTGTTGCATCGATAGAATATTTACCACCGAAAACTTTAAGGTAATAAGTCTCAGCTACTGGGTTGCTGTTTACTGTTGCGTAATCAGAACCAAACTCTCTTGTTGCTGCTAATCCATCAACATCTTCATTTCTTACTACTGTGTAACCTAATGAGTTAGCATTACTATTTACTGCCTTATTGCTAAACTTCATTGCATTAAGTACCTTATCCTCTACCATATACTCCTGCACAAAAAGACCTGCTAACGGTTTCTCTTTTAGTGCTGTTAAATAACTTGCTGCATATCCCATAATTGAACATCTCCTTTATTCTCACTGTTATTTTTGTTTATCAAGTGCATCTGAAAAGCTCATACCCACTTGATAACCTGTGTTTGTGTTAGGACTTGCCGGATTAAATCCTTTGTCCTCTGTGTCAACTGACTTTACTTTATCTATAAGGCTTTTTAATACACCTTTTAGAGCTTCATCATTTACCTTATCTAGGTCTATATTGCCTTTGTCATCTACCCATCCGTCTTGATATGGTGTAGGTGGTGTAGGTTCATCTGCCTTATGCTCTTCAACTACGGGCTCTTCCTTAGCTGGCTCTTCAATTGCAGGCTCATCCTTTGCAGGTTCATCCTTTGCAGGCTCGTCCTTTGCAGGTTCTTCAACTTCAGCATCTTCCTTTGCAGGTTCGTCTAAACTTGGCTCTGATTCACCTTCTTCTAAAGCATCTACCTCAGTAACCTGTTCGTCAGTTAGGACAATTCCCCACTTTACCAACAATTCTTTTAATTTATTAAACATTTACTGTTCCCCCTTCCGCTTTTATTCGTTCTATTTCTACATCCGCCTGTTCTGAAGTCATTTCGTCATAGTCTGTCAAAACGCGATGGGTGCTGATAGTACCTACTTGTTTACGTAATTGTATAGCTTGTGCTTGTGTAAGCATTGAATCATTAGGTAATCCATCCTTCCACGTGATTGAAATATCACTTGGGTTTAAGTCAATACCCTTTGTATAAAGCATTTCACAGAAAATACATTTGACTGTATAATCTAAGGTATCAATTAATCTGCTTGCTTTACCTAATACTGATTGAGCCATATTTCTTATGCTCTCACCAGAAGCATTACTTCCAAAGTCCCCGGTTAAAAAAACCTTACCAAACTCACTTAAAACTGCTATATTATTCTCTTGCTTATCTATGTATTTAAGTAGTTGGTCTAAGTTGCCGTCCCAAGTTATATACTTACTTTCAACTGCGTCTTTCTTAGGAAAAATGATATTTCCAAATACTTCATATTCAGCTTTACCAGTTTTCTCATTGATTTTTCCATTCTCTTTACTTGTCTGGAAAACAGGGTCTGAGTGCTTATCTGTTATCAAGTCAAACTGCGTTGACTTCTTTTCCATAAGATTAACCGAATCAGTTATAGCTACATAATCACTGATTCCATAACAACCATTAATTGGCTTTGAGTTATGTACGGAATGTACTGCAAAGCCTTTAAAGCCTGTTGATACTTTCCTACCTTCTTCCTCAACCTTGCCATATGCTACAGCCTGTCCAATGCGCGTACCATCATAGATAAAATACTTTTCTATGTAATAACCCTTATAGTGATACAGTACCCTAAGGTGCGTAATTCTTTCCTCGGTATACATTACTGAATAATCCTCTGTATATATGGGCTGTACTAAGACGTGGCATATAACATTGTTGATGTTTATAGGTGACACAACTTTATACCAATTAGCTGGATTGACAGCATTTATTGATAATGTACCTCCTAAGTTATCTAGGTAAAAAACACCATCACCTAAGGATGTTTCAGATTGTATTACATCACCCAACACACCAAGAAAATTTGTATCCGCTATCAAACCATTTAAAAGTTTTGTATTGCTATCATTATCAGCTTTTACTATAGGGTCTTCACTTGTTATAATGGTCTTCATTTTATCTGTAATTAATTTATAGTAGTTGTATTCAGGCTGTTTCCAATCTAGCTCCTTGGTACCATTTGCTGTCTTTACTTTAAGTTTTCTACCTTTTGAATAGGCACCAGAGTAGCACTTGTTATGAAACTCGTAACTCTCTAATCTGTCTTGACTTCGGTATGGTGGGAAGATTAACCCATTCTCTATAAACTTCTCACTAGTTATGTACTCCATCTATGTTTCACCCCCTTAGGTTAATCTTCTTCATCTTCTTGTATATAGGAATATTCTGCTTGTAGTTCTTCAGTAAATGCGTATAGACAGCTATCAATCGGGTGGTCTTCCTCTTTTGGATACACACTAAAATCAAGCTCGTCATTTTTATTGGTTTTATACTCACAACCCTCAAAAGACTTGTACGTATTAGGTGTTAATTCCTCACAAATGAATATGTTATCTACTTCATTTGCTAACCAGTAGTAACGCATTTCTCTGTTACTTTTATAAGCATTTGCCACCTCAAGGTCATATGTTTCAACTAATGAATCAACAACAACAGGCATATGGTCTGAATAAACTATGTTATTGAAAGGATTGTGTGTTTTTATTACAGCTGCTAATTGCGGAATTTTCATTTTTTTCTCGTGATGCTCAAATACACAATATATGTCAATGCCACCATTTGAATTTCTTTTCTTTACCCAACCTGTGTATGATGTTGGGTCACCTTTATTAGAGAAACCAAGGTCTAAACCACGGTTAGTGAAAGTTGCATTCGCTTTAACTTTAAGTATTTCTTCTTTGCTTATATCTCTTAAATTGTTGAAAACCTTACCCTCTGAGTAAGTTCCAATCAGACCCATATACTCATTCTGAAATCTCTCAAAGTTAACAAGTTTAAGTTTTTCAGCCCTTTTTATAGTTCCTTCTTTCAAAACTTCTAAAATATCAAGATAGGATAGGTGAATAATGTACCTATCAGGATGTGATTGTGTTAATTCTGTATTACACCAATGACGTTTTGAAATCGGAGGGTTATATCCAAATATAAAAACAATATTGTCATAACGGTCAAATGTTGCTAAAGCATCATCTATTTGCTTAATTCCTTTTATATTTTGGCACTCTTCAAACCATACCCAAGCAATATTTGACTTTTTATCTTCATAACCCCTTAATTTACCGGGGTCATCAAAACCCTCAAAAGCTATATAACAGCCATTTTTATGATGGATGGTCATTACACCATTGTCTTTTTCAGACCATTTAAAATATTTTTCTAATTTTAATTCGTGTATTGCATTTATGATGGCTTTACGTGTTGTAGCCCTATGCGTTTTATGTACTTGTCTTATGACAATCCCACTACCCTGACCTTTGTGTACCATTGTTACACCTGCAAGGGCACTATGAGTTGTTTCACCTTTTGCTCTGCCACCCCTTATGACATACTCTTTATATGTTTTTTTATATACAATGTCATAAATTAAAGATTTATAAGCTTGTGCTACATAGTTCAAAAGTTTAACTTTTTGTGTTTTTACCATATAAACACCACCTATTCACTTGGTTTTAATTGCTCATTAGGTTCTTCGTCATCTGCTAACTCTGTGACGGTTTCAACCTGTGAACTATCGGCTTCGCCTTTACTACCCATCAATTCAAGGTCTTTCCAAAGCCTACCCAATGTGTCTATATCCTTAACTTCTTCTATGGTTGCTTTACCAGATATAAGAGCATCTGTGTATTTATCTACTGCAAGTCCTATTGCATTGTATAGTTTTGCTCGTATGTCAATATCTTTCTCAATGTTAATAGTGGTTACTTTATCAGCTATCAACTTATCTCTTTCGTCTATTCTGTCTTGCCAATGAAACTTCGTACTCCAATTTTCAACTGTTTCAGGTTTCACACCTAGTTTTTCTGCCACCTTTGAACAACTTCGCTTTTTCATTTTATAGTAGACTTCAAAGGCGTCCCTGTGTTTTAAGGTCTCCCTCATAGTTAAAACCTCCTTATGCCTACCATACAGACACCATAAATATGTAATTAAAAAGAGCCATTTACCCACTATTCGTTCTCACGGACAATTGGCTCAAGGCTCTATCTGTCAATTCTTTATCTTATAGATACTTTTCTAAGGTTTTATAGTCCTCTGCACAAGTAAGAATACTAACTGCCCAAGTTCTAGGACAATCGTGTAAAGACATAGGGTAGTTCTCAATAGTATTTTTTATATCTGCTTCTATTACAAGATTTACAGCTTCTTCTTCACTTTTGTGAAATACCTCAACCAATGCTCGCTTTGTACTTATTTCTATGGTAAGTATTTCATGTTTCAAATCCAAATCCATAATTCTCACTCCATTTTTATATGTAAAGGGCAAAATGCGATTATTACGTACCGCTGTTGTTATGCTCGTATTATGTTTACGGCTAAGTTTATTATTTTGCTGATAGTCCGATTTTACCCTGTACTAACTTAATACTTCATAGACCAATTGGTCTTTACTGTAATGCAACATAAGGTCTGGTGCTTTCTCTATTGACTGTTCTAATCCTGATTCTTTTACTATTTTTAAAGCATCTTCGTAAGATATACCCAACAATTCACTAACACCTTTTGTTGCTAAATTTAAGATTATTCTTTTGGTCTTACCTATACTCATTTGGTTCAACCCCTTTAATATGACAGGCATCTATGCTCGAACTCATACTCTATACTTGCTTCTTTATCATCATAAATATAGATGTTATCAAATACACAACCCTCATATTTTTCATTATTATTAACTGCTATAAATCGGCTTTCAATCCTTGGATAACCATTAGCATCTGTTGATTTTAAAATATATAAATTCATAATTTACACCCCACTTTTATAAAAAGAAAAACCAGCTACAATGCTTTCGCATATGCAACTGGCTCAAATGGCTCTATCTGCTGATTCTATTAAGTTTACAAGACACGCTTTTGCCAAAGGCGAGATATTTACAGTATCCATAATTTTTTGTGCTGCTGTATGTGTCTTTCAATACCCAACTTAAATCAAAATATTACATTGATAGGCTTGGGAACTCCTCCGTATTTTAACATTCCGACTAAGGCTCGGACTTTCCATTGTCTTCTAATAAATCAAAAAAATTCCTACCCGTATATTCTGAAATGCTATCATAATATGCATTTTTTAATGCAATTTCTTCTTTCGTTAGTGGTCGCATTTCTCCAAATAATTCTTTTGCAAATTCTTCAATCTTACTCATATATAGTACCTCTTATTTCTGTAAACACTATATATTGTTATCTACACACGTAGTATAACGCATATATAGTGGTTGTCAATACCCTATGTAAAAATATTTATCCTAAAATATTTTGCTTACGTTTAATAGCTTTTTCTACCTCATTAGCTAATTTGGATAAAGTTGCATCATTATTAAGTGGTATTATTGCTTCTGTACCAGTATTACTATAAAAAACAGTACCAACAGTACTTATGGTTTTACTTTCATACTTTGCTATTTTACCAGACAATTCTGCAATTTGCTTTTCTTGTTCAATTATCTTAGCATCCTGACGTTCTACGGTTTCTCTTAACTCAGTAAAAGCAAAATTTATTTGCTGTATTGCGTATTCCTCTAACTTCATTCTATACACCTACTTTCTATCACTACTTTTTAAAAAATCTACAACAAGCTCTAATACATTTGAAAACTCAACAATATTTAGGTTTTTATTTGATTCAAGGTCTTGTTTTACTTCATCTAAGATTGTATCTAAATTGAAGTTATAGTACCCTCGTCCAAAGACTTTAAAGGATTCTATATCATATACTGCAACACCAAATGACCTTTTATCTTTACCCTCATAAAACTTGATTTCAAAAGGTCTTTGATATACGTGAGATAGTGTGTTGGCACTTAGTACCTCTATATGCTTACGCTTACTCATAGTGACACGTCCTTTCTACATACCTGCGATGCATCTGTCGATGCGTGTTTTAAGGTCGTCTTTATATTGTAATCCAATTATGTCTGTAATATCTGATAAAACACCATTACTGCCTGTTACCCAAGCCATCCAATGAAATTTGAAAACCTCTATGTAATTAAAAGATACTGATATAAAACCACCCGGTACAATAGTTGCTCTTATAGTTGCTTCATCCATAGTTACACATCCTTTTTATCTGCTGATTTTTCTAGTTCAGCTCTAAGTCTTGCTATCTCTTTACCACGGTCTATATAACGAGGTATTAAGTCTACTAGTATATAAGTAGGGATACAATAAAAAAGAAAAGTTACAACCATAACAATAAACTGTTCAAAATCCATATAATCACATCCTTTCATTACAATCACGGTTTATTTCAAATTATCTTTTTCCTCTAATTCTGCCTTAAAATCTTTCCAAGATTTCTTAGGTAGCTTACCTGCACACATTGATTGCATTTGTTTTAAGGATTCTTCTAAATTTTTAGTTACATTACGTTTAACATTTTCCAAGGATTCAGGGATATCAGTAACTAGATATAAATAAAGAGAATATTTAATTTTTCTCAAAAGTTCAACCGTTTCACGTTGGTACTCATAGTCAAATTTTAACGGTCTCATATACCATAGACCATCCACTTCAAAGTTGATATACAGATGCTTTAAAGTGTCATTGTAGTCATAAATTGCGTCTACAAGCACTGCTGTTGGACGTTCTTGTGTTAAATCTCTTAATATAATTCTAAACTCTGTTTTACTGTCGTTATAACAAAAGTCTGTTGAAATTGGTTCATAATGCATATATGTACTTCCTTTCTAAAGTGGTTCAACTGCACTGCGCAGGTTGCGTGGTGCAGTTGATTGATATGTATTAGTTACTTCTAATGATGTCCATAAGTAGAAGATTATCAGCTAGTGTACTGTATAAAAGGTCTTCTGTTTCTCTTAACTCAGTAGAAAGCGTTTCGTTCTCAGCCTTTAAAGACTTTACATCACTTTTAAGTCTTTCGTTTTCTGCCTTTAACTCTTTTACTTCGTCTTGTAAGGCTTTTGATTTACTTACTTCATTTGTTGCCATACAAAGCTCTTCAAGTAACTCTTCAATTACTACATCTGATAAAAAACCAGTTAATTCATCTTTTTTAGTTGCACCTCTAGATATACACTTTATTTCAAAACTGTATACTTGGTCTCCAAATAACAACTTGGCATTTCTTAATGCCCATATATTACTTAAATCAATCAT